GTGCTTCCGTTCCTTAGCCATTGGTCAGGTTGTCTTAGAGCGGCATGATGGCCCAATCGCTCATTAGTGTATGCGTCCATACACGCTACCCTGCGTAGTGTTCGTGAAGAAACAACTTTCGTTGTTGTTCTTCCTAAATTGTCAAAGAGCGGTAACTTATTAGCCATAGAGATCGACGACCCTTCCGTCTTTATCTACAGCCCTAACACGAAACGTAGGATATCTATCTTTCAACTCTTTCATACGAATGAGTATCATCTGTGGGTTGTTAGAGGTAGTTTGATATGTTCGCCACATACCCGATGAATCTTGAGCCTGAATATGAATGACCTCACTCATGATTGGCTCCGATAATCATGTATCGCGATAAACACTCCGAGGATAGCCGCACAAACCATGAACGGTCCAAAAATAATAATCTCAGCGAGCAATTCTTGATTCATTTTCATACCCTCGTTTTCAACTTATATTTTAGTATAGCGGTTATATTTATATTAGTCAAGTACTTTTTTTGATTTTTTTAAATTATTTTATCGTGGCAGTAGATGTCTCTCGATCGATCTCGAGAGTACCATAGCAGCAGACATTCCAATCTTCAGATCCAGATTGTTTCTCGCTATTTGATGGCACGTGCAATATGAAATTTTTGAACAGATATTCTTTATCTCCAGAGGATGTCTCTTCAAACACCCTCCAGACATGATCGGCTGTTCCTCTTCCAGGTTGTCCCCTAGATTTGTTGAACCTTATCCGATATTTGTTCATACGACTTCAGCTGTGTTAATCACTGCAGGCGCAACTGTCAGGTTGAAATGAATGAATTTGAAAGGTTTTTCCGAGTTATTTGGGGTAAACCCATGAGGCAACCAAGAGTTAGCAAAATACAGATCACCAGCTTGGACTTTAAACAAAATTCCCTCTGATGCATCAGTGATGACATCTTTACTTTTCTCCATCAAGTTGATCTGACGTTTTGTGTGCCTTGGGTCATACAATGACATCAAAGAGCAATCTTCAGGCGTCTCAAGGAAATAAAATGCCGACATCTGAGTATTGTATGCATGGATGTGCTCCATGTGTTGCCCGCCTTTTTCGAAACTCTGACCCCAGCAATCTGTCATCACTGCCTGTAGGTCTGTCATATTATAGCCTTGATTATCCAAAATCGTCCAAGTAGAATTCGCAATAAAATTAACAAGTGGTTGTAGTCTCGCGCTGCGCATCATCTCAGTCTGATATACTGGATATTCTTGCTTAGTCAGTTTATTGAGATATTCATTTGTGACATCAAGAGCGTCTTGTACAAACTCTTGCTTGTTGATCTTATAGATCATTGTTGGGAAGACCGTCAATGGCTCTAGGATATTCTGCACTGCTTCATTCATCATATATTTCCTCTTTGCGACCAAAATTATCAACTATCATATACTGAGCATCTTCATGAAGCTCGACGTAAGCCTCTAGTATTTTTCTAACTTTATATAGCCTCTCGCAGACCTCTTTGATGGTACCACGAGATACATCATCATTGGCATCATTCTCTAGATCGGTCAGTGCTGCATCAAGATTATAATCGGCGCCATACTCGATCTGGACTTTAAATTCTCCAACTGTATCTAAAGCACAAGGAGGATAGAGGATATCTTTGACCTCTTGTAATTTGCGACCAGCTTCTGTATCAGGAAATTGCCTAACGATTTTGATTGGCCACTTCATTTCTTAACGAGCTCCAAAACTGTCTCGAGCTCTTCTATGATATTATCGTAGCTAGGGTCGCCCATAGCCTTGGCCGATTTAAACGTGCCAATCTCTTTGTTAATTATAGATACGACTCTTTGATTTTCTAGACTGACAGCTTTTTTGATGCTCTCATAAGATTTATCGTCGCTGCTAACTTTCACTAGATCAACTAGCTTTTTACCATAATAAAGGATGGCCCCCAGCAGGACACCATTCATCACCAAAAGCCACATATCCATCACTGTCACGAATTTCATAATAAAACATCTCCATTTATTTTTTGCGACCTATGTTGTATTTAGCAACCAACTCCCACTCGTCTTTCTCTTTGTGTGGGAGGATCTTAATCTGATTCATAGCAGTCTTTGGCTCTTTGAATTTTTCAGGTTCAACGATCTTAACAAGACCCCATTCCTCTAGCAGCTGTGCGATCGTGTTCCTACGACCTTTATCTTCATCAGTGAAATTAGAGGGTTTACCATCGAGGACAAACAGCTCTTTAAAGTGCACTATGAAATATTTACCCTGTTTGTGTAACACATGGCAAGATTGATACAGTTTTTTATCTTTACGGGAAGCTACACCGATACGTGTGAGAGTTTCTTTAATCTTTAGAAAATCTTCTTCTTCAGCTATTCTCACCTCCAAAAGTGATTCGATCATTGACATTATTTACCTCATTGCTAGCAGCAGACGAATTCTTTTTATTTATTAATCCACCCTTCTCTAACTTGCCTTTGATGTATTTCAATTGATCTTTTGACAGGATAGAGGCTGCTTCTTCAGCTCTTTTATAATTACATCCATAATACTCTTGGATCATTTTGACGTCTGCAGTGATCTGTTTCTTGGCCCATTTAGAGTATCTTTTCCGTTTTGCTATAGAGAAAAACAGGTAATCATGCTGCATCTTATTATCAACGTGATGATTAACGTTCATCTCTTGAGCGTAGAGTATCGTGTCTGGGTAATAAGATAGAGCTCTGTTGATCATGAACGCATTATAATCTTTCTCGTTCTCATCACTGATAAGCATCTTTTTACCGTATGAGATATCCTCGACTAGATCAAACGGGTTCATTTAAACTCGCACTCCATCATAATCTCAACGAGGCAAGCAGTGAGATTAATCTCATGATCTGCGGCGAATGCTGCTTGGTATTGGTATTTAGCTAGGATGGTGACAAGGTGAGCATTATCTGCTGGACCAAAATAATTTGATGCAGTATCATAAAGCTGACGGTAAATACCATTCTGGTCATTGTTGATATTTTCAACAACCCATTTACGGATCTCGCTGAAATTCTTTTTCTTCATCAGCTCGATAATATTACCGATATCTGCGTTCTTAAAATTAGACAAGATACCAGAATCAATGGCACCAGTCGCTGAATAGCGCTGAAGCTCGTTCAATACTCGACGCCAATCAGGAAAATGCTTATTGATAACCTCTGCGACCACTGGCTGCTCATAAGTCACGCCCTCGGTCTCGAGGATATTAATAGCCCTTTTGAAGAAATTGGCAGCTAGTTTGGCCATATCATTCTTGCTGATCTTAAACTCTACCACAGAGCAACGTGAGTGAAGAGGCTCAATGATACGATTGAGAAAATTACAAGTAAGAATGAATCCACAGTTCGCAGAGAACTCCTCCATAAAATTACGAAGAGCAGGTTGAGTGCTATTAGCATTAAGATAATCGGCTTCATCAAGGATAACATATTTACGACCTCCTGACAACGAGACAGTGGAAGCAAAATTAAGGATCTCGTTTCGCAAAGTATCGATGTTACCATTCATACTGCCGTTGATGACAATATAATCACAGCTGAGTTGCTCCAACATAGCCTTAGCCACAGTTGTTTTACCAACACCTGCTGAACCTGTTAGGATAAGATTTGGGATACTGCCCTGTTCAACAAACTGCTGAAACGTGGCTTTAAGATCAGAGGGCAAGATACACTCTGAGATAGTTTTTGGGCGATATTTCTCAACCCAAAGGAATTGCTCGTTCATAAAAGTCCTCCATAACAAAAAATTGGGGAAGGATTAGTATACCCTTCCCCACCAAAAAAGTCAACTCAATAAGTTGATGAGGATTCTACTGCGATCCAATATTCAGCATCCTGACCCTTCCAATGAGAGATGCCACGTGATGAGAGAGATACCTCATATGTTCCTGGCAGCAACTTCATATTCTCAGACTTGAAGATAGACTTGAATGTCTTGTCTGTGGCGCCCAGCTTGATCTTGACGATATTGCCAGAGGGATTTTTAGAGTCAATAGCCTGAACAGTGATCGACGAACCATCGCCAACGACAGCAATCTCAGGAAGCCCGAGGATACCGAGAGCCTTTTCAATCTCGTTGATCACACCAGTTGTAATCTGGAAAGTGAGGTCGATAGAAGGCAACACGATCTCTTTATCAGGTGGAGTCTTAATCGTGGCTTCGTCCGCATAGACATACGGAGCTTCTTTGTTACCAGTCTTATCAGTGATCGTGACCGAACGATCGCCAAACGACAATTCAGGCTCATCAAAAGTAGACTGGAAATTCAAGAACTGGCTCAGGTTATAAATCGCGAACTTCTTTGGGAATGTGTTCGGGACTTTTGCCTTGGCCATAATCGTCTTGTTTGGCGAGATAGTTGACAACACGTCACCTTCGCGGAACAAGATTGAAGGATTGATCGAAGAAAAATTCTTCAATACCGAGATAGTCTTTGCGTCGAGTTTCATATTATATTCTCCGTTCACTGTTAAAATTATTTCTTTTTCTTACCACCAAGCGCAGTCGGGTCAGCCGTGGCTGCAGCACCAATCTGTGCGAGGTCGGCGAGGGATCCACCAAAGATATATGAGCCAACATGCTGCATCTTCATCCATGGGCAGAACCAAGTGCGCAGTCCGATCTCTTGGACTTTCTGACAGAACCAATAATCTTCTGAGAGGTAACGTTTAGACACTGGGTCAATCTCAGCTTGGAAATATTGGAGGATTTCACGACTACCATCAAACGCATCGGTGCGCACGTGATCTGGGCGATAGTTGTATTGTGGATAAGATTCAGCGAACTTCTTGAGTGCGCTCTTATGGATCATCATAAACCCAGTGCCGATCTCGAGGACTTCACAAGGTTCATTGATAGCGATCTGGCTCGTGCCACCTTTTGGGTTGAACACGTAATCACCAACAAAATTCTCAAGACGATTAGGATCCTCGTCAGCGATACCTTTATCTACTGCGAGTTTGATCTTCTCCCAGCTGATACATTTCTTAGGATAAGGACCACCAATGATGTTATACTTTTCAGGCTCTTGTGCCTGAAGAGCCATCAACGCC